GGTTTGTTTCGTGGAGTAGCAATTACGCTACCCACACTTCAACTAAGGAGCTGAATTATTATGCGATTAAGACATCGGAATAAAATCCGTGCCTCACCGTCTAGTCATCGGTGGTATTCAAAACCTGCCAATGTCCTGACTGGATCGTATGATGGGGAGGTGACTTGGACGGAGTTTGATTCCATCGAAGATGTGGAGGTTGTAGGATTCAAAGGTAAATCCCGTAAGGGAGAAGTCTTTGTTAACCCTATGACCAGACACACGTCGGCAGGAGTAGTACTCCCCCGATCCTGGACTTCTGAGGGCAAAACCGGTCGCCACACCGGTTCTCAGTCGTTTAGCCCCGGTAACTTCACAGTTACCCCGGCTTTACAGGATAAGATAGACCACCTGGAAAAGTTGGCAATTACAGAAGCTTACGCGGCGGTAGGGAAACCTACGTTCGCAACGTTAACGGAGCTCGTTGAGCTTCGTGAGACGCTAAGTTTTCTGGCAAGTCCCGTTAAGGCAATGCTTGCATTGACGAAAAGGGCCGATTCGTACGTCAAACGATATAATCGTTGGCAGGCCTCTTCAAAAAAGAGGCTCGAATCGTGGGAAAAGTTACCCGCTTACAAGCGGAGTAAAATACCCAAACCAACTAACGGAAAAGCGCCCAGCATGCAGTGGGGCAAATTCCGTGTGACTGACGTTTCCTCGATGTGGTTGGCCTACAGATATGCTGTAATGCCACTGATATATTCATTCCAGGATATACAGAAGCTCATAGAAGAGCACGCATCAAGCACTAAACCGCATCGGGCTACTGCCCGTGCGAAAGCTGCTGGAAATGTTGGTGACGAAGCCTACTCAACTTCCTCTGAGTCACTTTCGGGTGACACAGGTTATGGAGCGTTGAAGTATCAGCAATGGGTACAGGCAGATCATACGATCACCTGTCGGGCCGGGGTGTTATACACCCCAGATTGGTCTCTACAAACGCTAGCTGGTGTTCGGTTAAACCGAATTCCTGCTGCACTGTATGAGGGCATCCCGTTATCCTTTGTTTCTGACTGGTTCCACAACGGTGCGGAGTATTACGATGCTCTCACCGCGGAATTCAGGGCCCTGAAGATCCTGGCTGCTTGGGTTGTGACCACTATTGACTACAGTTTTCATACTGATTATCAAATAAGTCCAGCCGTGGGTACTATCCACACGTCGGTCAGTGGAGGGGACAGATCTCTCGTCTCCATCAACACTGGTCGGTACAAGACGAGGCGCCAGGCCTCACTCAGCGATGTTCGGCTAATGCTTCGAACAAAGTTGAGCGCAAAGCGTATAGTCGACGGACTTGCGCTTACACACCTTCTGCTCGACGGAGCAATCAAGAAAGGAAAGACATAATGTCTACAATCGGCAACCGCACCGTGAATCTACATACTGTAGATCGTGACGAAACTATCTACATGGGTGCGCTTAATACGCTCTCCCATAAAGATCTCGTTGCACTTCGGCGCACTCTGTCAACCAAACCTGAGAATCCGCTTCGGACTAATATCCGATTCGAGCGGGGATTCGCGGTTGGTGATACAGAGAAATCGGTGACTGTCAGCCTCGCATTCACTGTTCCCCCTGGGGCAGTGGCTGCTGATGTGACGACGTTCGTAAATGATACGTTGACACAAGCTGCATCCATCGCAGGTTCACTCGCTGTTACTGGCGATATCCACTTGGCCTAAGGCACCGAGTGGATTTTATAACCTGGCTCGAGCCCTATATCGACTATATTATGTACTTGTTGTACGGTATTATCGGTATCATCTCCAACTTGTAAAGGAAAATCCTTATGTCGAAGACGACCAAGACCGCAAAGAAAAGCTTTGCACCCTCATCCAAGACGCGATATGTGATCAAACCGGTCACTGGTAGCGAAATTGCTGCTATCGTGTTGGATGAGCTCTCGAAGACCTATAGCCAAGTATGTAACTACCAAGATGCATCCATCCTCGCTCGAGATGGACATATGTATCTGGCGTTACTGGCCGTAGAGGAACACAATCTGTTGCGGGGTACAGTAGTATCCCCCCTGCAGCATTGGGTCTTTCACCAGGCCCTGAGTGTTCTCAAGAAGCAGTACGACCCCCACTATGATAGGTGGCCCGAGACAGCGCGTAAGTGGTTTACCACTGAACGCCGTGTGGAACTCCTGAACAGGAAGTTCCTTGCGGTTACGAATAGGCGCATTCGGGGAGAAAAATCGGTTCCGTTTTCTCGTGAGTTGTATCGGTTCTATGAAGGAGTCCTCTCTGTCCTTGGGAATGAGCCACCCGTGGATGAGATAGCTGAGAGTGCGCACTATGGCCCTGGATCGACACAATCGGTCCGTGGGTCAGATGTTGGTTATCATCGAAAGATGGAAGCAAACGAGTGTACACCGCTAGCTGTGGACTTAGCCGCTAAAGCCCTGATACATGATAAAGCATCATGGGCTCACCTCGGAATGGACCCTGTTTATTCAGGAAATCCAGATGCCCAACTGGGCTTCCTCCGGGTAGCGAGAGAGTGGCTTTCGGCAAGTGTCTGTTCTGTTGACACACTCATGTTCATACACAAGAACATGACGGCGCTGCGATCCATAAGCGCGCAACCAACTTGCTCTGGGATGCTTCAATTAGGCGTCCACGCTGTAGTCGCACCACGCTTGATTGCGTTTGGTGTCGATATCAGCGACCAGAGTAAGAACAGAAAAATGGCGAGACAAGGTTCGTGGGAGGAGAAAACACTCCACCCTGATCCTTTAGTGACCCTAGACAAGTCGGACGCATCGAGCTTCCTAGCTCGCGACCTTGTCACCTACCTGTTTCCCCCACCTTGGGCTAAGTTACTGATGAAAATCAGGACACCTAGTTACCAGGCACCTCCAGAACTAGGAGGCCAAGTACATCGATATTCGATGTATGCGGGAATGGGAAACGGAACTACCTTTGTCATCGAAACCCTTGTTTTTTGGGCGATGGTGTACGCAACCTCAGGTTGCGCTACGGTAGAGGAATTTGTTGAAAAGTGCGACTTTGCAGTGTATGGGGACGATGTAATTTTACGTCGATCTCATGCACACCGTTACATTCAGTTCGCTGAATGGATGGGCTTTGTTTTCAACAAGAAGAAGTCTTTCCTGGACGGTCCATTCCGGGAAAGCTGTGGAGCTGATTTCTATGACGGTCATCCCGTCAGGCCTGCAACGCTGAATCTTGAAAGAGAAACAGTAGCAGATCTGGAAATCATTGGCTTTCACAACACCTTAGCAGATGGACCATACCCTCTACACGGTGCGTGCCGACGTATCAGAGGTCTCTGGAAACAGAGAATCAACCCTAAGCTACCGACTGACCCACAAGGTAATCTCGGTTTTAGACCAATAAACTGCGCCTACTATACTTTAGTAGAAACAGATGGTCGCCCCCATTATTCGAAAATTTGGCAGCGTCCAAGAACTTATATTCTTGACGTACGCGCAAAATACGGAGATCTGGGGAAGGTTGATGCATGGACGCAGATCGCAGTTGCCTTGCTTCGTGCAAGGCAAGAAGGCGAATCAGCTGCGGCTAGTAAATGGTCTTTACCTCTGCGGAACCTGACCACGGTTCGCGTGGTGCCTGAAAAGGACACCACGAAAGAGATAGAGATCACGCGTTTGAGGAATACTCTTGCGCATCTAGCAGTCTGGAAGGACACACCTTGGTGGGAAACCTCCCGAGGTCAATAAGTTAAG